ATACGTTCGACTGTTGACTGACGAAAGGCGGCAGTTGCAAAAGATGCGAGAAACCCACAAGATTCTTCATCGTGATAAGGTGGACTATTATAGTGGACGTATGAGTCAAGAGGATTTGAATGAGCGTGGTTGGCAACCTTTGGATGTCCGCATTCTCAAATCAGATGTTCCGAAGTATGTGGACGGAGATCGGATTGTGGTGAATCATTTGATTCAGATTTCCGAACAGAACGAAAAGGTTCAACTTCTCGTTTCCATCATGGACAACATCAAGTGGAGATCACAGCACATCAAGAACGCTATTGAATGGCGAAAATTCTTGGGTGGTTCTATCTGATATGGAATCAGTGGTCGTTAGTAAAAAAGATGACGTATACTTATGGGTTAGTTCTGAGCCATATATCATTCGTGAGATGTCCGACTATTTCACGTTTGATGTTCCCTCTGCAAAGTTTCATCCATCATACAAGATGGGTGCATGGGATGGGAAGATTCGACTCCTGAACTACAAAGACCAAACAATCTACGTTGGGTTAATTGATCACATTCGCACTTTCTGCAAAGAACGTCAATACATCTTGACTTCTGAACAAGAGGCAGAAGAAAACTTCTCGGTCAACGAAGCCAAAGAATTCATATCGACATTAGGTGTTCCCTTTGAACCAAGAGACTATCAACTAGAAGCCTTTGTTTCTGCTGTTCGCAAGAGACGAATGCTGTTGTTGTCACCAACGGGTTCGGGTAAGAGTTTCATCATCTACCTTTTGATGCGATGGTATATGCAACAGCATGATCGTAAGCATTTGATCATTGTACCCTCAACGTCATTAGTTGCTCAGATGAGAAAAGACTTTGCCGACTATGGGTTCGACTCCAAACAAAACATACATGAGATTATGTCGGGTCGTCAAAAAGAAACAGATAAACCGATTGTGGTTTCGACATGGCAATCACTTTACAAGATGCCCAAGAAGTTCTTTCAGCAGTTTGGAACTGTTGTCGTGGATGAGTGTCATGGTGTCAAAGCAAAGTCGTTGACTAACATCATGACCAAGATGACTGATACCCCATACCGATTTGGTACTACCGGAACGTTAGATGGAACGTTGACTAACAAACTTGTGATTGAAGGGCTTTTGGGTGGTGTCCGAAAGGTGACACAGACCAAGGATCTGATTGAAAAGAAAGTGTTGGCAGACTTCACGGTCAAGGCAATCGTCTTGAAGCATCAGCAGAATGTTTCGTCTGGTCTGAAGTATCAAGACGAGATTGACTACCTCATATCAAACGAATCACGCAACAACTTCATCAAAAATCTGGTCCTTAGCTTAGAGGGTAACACACTCGTGTTGTTTAACTATGTCGAAAAGCATGGTGTTCCATTGTACCGTCAGATCAAAGATTCCAAGGATGAAGATAGAAAGTGCTTTTTTGTTCATGGTGGAGTAGGGTTGGATGAAAGGGAAAGTGTTCGTGAAACAGTAGAAAATGAAGAAAATGCTATCATTATTGCATCATCTGGTGTATACTCACAGGGTATCAACATCAAACGATTGCACAACGTAGTATTTACTCACCCCGGAAAATCCAGAGTGAGAACATTGCAAAGCATTGGTCGTGCATTGCGACGAGTAGATGATGAGGAGGCTACGTTATACGATATAGTCGATGATTTGAGTAATGGAAGAAAGACCAAGAACTTTTCTTTGAAGCACTACCAAGAGCGTTACGCAATATACAAGTCGGAAAAGTTTAAGGTCAAAACATACAATGTAGAATTGAAGGGATGATATGGTAAACAAGAAAAGACCCGAACATTACGTTGACAATAAAGAATTCTTAGAACACATGATTGAGTATCGTGAACTTTTGCTTAATGCTGAAGAGAATGGAGATCCTGTACCCCAAATACCGGATGAAATTGGAACCATCTTTTGGAAGATTGCTAGTCATCTTTCATACAAATCCAATTTCATCAACTATGCATTTAGAGACGATATGATCTCCGATGGAATCGAGAATTGTATCCAGTACATCAGAAATTTTGATCCCGAGAAATCAAAGAATCCCTTTTCGTATTTCACCCAGATCATCTACTATGCGTTTCTTCGACGCATCCAAAAGGAAAAGAAGCAGTTATATGTGAGATATAAGTCGCTTGAAAATGATCAGATTCTTGACAGTGTTTCCAATGATGAATTCTCAAATATGTCCAGCCTTGGTTTTTCTAAGCTATACGAGAACATGACAGATTTCATCGGGGCATATGAAGAGTCGATGGAAAAGAAGAAGGCGATCAAGAGTCAACAGAAGAAGCCAAAGAAGGCTAAAGCTAAAAAAGGACTCAAGTTCATAGAGGATGGAGAAAAAGTATGAAAATTGCACTTGTAACTGACACACATGCAGGGGTCAGGGGGGATAGTGACACTTTTGCAAAATATCAGTACAAATTCTGGTATGACGTTTTTATCCCTTATTTGAGAGAGAATAACATCAGCAATATCATACACTTAGGAGACATCACAGACCGTCGAAAATGGATAAATTATAAAACGCTAAAAGGGTTCAGGTCACTGATGAATTCTCTTTCATCTGAGTTCGATTTGAAGGTGATTATAGGCAATCACGACACGTTCTATAAGAACACCAATGAAATCAACTCTATGAGTTGTTTGTTTGAGACACCAACCCAATGGTATGATGGGGCTTTTCAATGGTACAGTAACCCAGAAGAAATTTTCTATCCGGGTGTAGAACATCCACTTCTGTTTGTTCCTTGGATCAATGAAGCAAACCATGAAATGACGATGGAGAAGATCGAAAATACTTCTGCTAAGATTTGTCTTGGTCATCTAAACCTCGAAGGTTTTGAGATGGCAAAGGGTCTTGTCAATACAGAGGGGATGAGTCGGAAGGTATTCAGCAAGTTTGATATGACGTTAAGTGGTCACTTCCACAAACGCTCACACTCGGACAACATCTGGTATCTTGGTTCGCCATTCGAGCAGACATGGATTGATCATGGCGAGGATCGTGGGTTTCATGTTCTTGACACCGACACACACGATCTTGAGTTCATTCCCAATCCACACAAGATGTTCCATAAGATCGTCTATGAAGGATCTAGTAGTGTCGATTTGTCCAGCCTTGAGAATAAGGCAGTCAAGGTGATTGTCAATAGTGTTGATGATCAATATGAATATTCCAAATTTATACAGGATTTGGAGTCTGTCAATCCTTGGCACATGCAGATCATCGACAATACTGATGCGGCGGATGCGGCGGATGTTGAAGTTGAACATATCGAAAGCAAAAGCACGATTCAGGTATTGAACGAGTATGTCGATCAGACCAAGTACGACAACAAGGATGAGGTGAAGAACCTCATGCGTGATTTATTTAATGAAGCAATTTCATCATAGGGGTGAAACGTGATTATTTTTCGCAAACTCAAATACAAAAACTTCCTGTCAACAGGAAACACCTTTACCGAATACGATCTGAATAGCACGAGAAACACACTCATCATCGGTAAGAATGGTTCTGGAAAAAGCACCCTTCTTGATGCGTTGACATTCTCTTTGTTTGGTAAAGCATACCGCAACATCAACAAACCGGCTCTCGTCAACTCCATCAACCAAAAGGATTGCATGGTCGAGCTTGAGTTCTCTGTTGGAAAGAAGGAATATTATATCCGACGTGGACTCAAGCCAAATGTTTTTGAAGTGGAGGTGGATGGTGAACCATTAGACAAGAATGCGTCTGTAAAGGATTTCCAGAACAACCTTGAGGATACCATTCTCAAGATGAACTACAAGTCTTTTTGTTCAGTTGTTATTCTGGGTTCTCGTTACGACTCGTTCATGAACATGACACCCTCTGATCGAAGAAAGGTTGTCGAGGATGTCTTGGACATTGAAATCTTTTCGGACATGAACGTGGTACTCAGGGATAGGTTGGCTAAGCTCAAGGAACTTGTGCGTGAAAATGATTCCATGCTTCGGCTGAATGAAGAAAAGAAGAGCCTTCAAAAGACCAACATCGAAACCACCATCAAGGAACGTGAGACGGACATCCAACTCATGCAATCCAAGATTGATGTTATTCGAGCGGACATTGATAATGATGTGATGACGTTGATTGAGGATAAGGTCAACATGTCCCGCATCAAGAAGGACATCAGTGAGAAACGAACACCATTAGAGAATAAGAAGAAGGCAGTGGAAGATGTCTTCCGCGATCTCAACAAAAGGCAAATCGCTATCGAGAAGGAAAAGAAGTTCTATGATGACAACGACTCATGCCCAACATGTATGCAGGATATTGATCAGAAGTTTCGCGTGGGCATGATCACAAAGCGTATCGAAACAAGCAAAGAGATTGATGTTGCAGTTCATAAGTTGGATGATACCCTTCATGCCATCGCAGTAGAGATGGAGGGTGTCGTCAAGATGGAGGCTGTCCATGATGGGTTCTCAAGAACAATCGCAACGAAAGAGTCTAGAATCCGCACGGGGACTGATCGCATCACGTCATTGAATGATGAGATTGCAGCCTTGCGGGTTCGGAATGATTCTCCTACTGATGCTCGTGAGAAGGTGTTGAAGGATCTTGAAGATGCGATTGCCGACCTTGATATAGAGAAGTATGCGCTATCCCAAATGAAGAAGTCACATGACATAGCATATGATATGCTCAAGGACTCAGGGATCAAGTCAAAGATCATTCAGAACTATCTGCCCATCATCAATGCACAGATCAATGAGCATCTGCGGGATCTTGACTTCTATGTTAAGTTTGAATTGGATGAGACGTTTACGGAAACCATTAAGTCACGTCACCTTGATGAGTTCACCTATGCATCGTTTAGTGAAGGTGAGAAGGCACGCATTGATCTTGCACTACTGTTCACATGGAGAAAGATTGCCGAGTTGAAGAATAGTGTCAGTACCAATCTGCTGATTCTGGATGAGGTGTTTGATGGATCGTTGGATGCTATTGGTGCAGATGAGGTAATGGCAAAGTTGTTATTCAAGCAGTCTGAGCATTTCAATGGCGAGGTTCGCGAAAATCCGAACACAAACGTATTTGTGATTTCCCACAAGATAGACTTGGTGGACAAATTCGAGAACACCCTCAAGTTTGAGAAGGTCCGTGGGTTCTCTCGAAAAGCTGGATAAATACATACAATGGCTTGATGGACAAACCAATGTCTACTCAACAAATAAGCCTCACACCGAGATATGTTTGTTTTGGTAATATCAAGAGCCCGTGGATGAAGGTCTGGGTGACTGTAATCGCGACGGGCAATATAGGAGCAATTTGTGATGGAA